TGCTGGACACTCTATGTTATTGATAAGTCCATGCTTTACTATAGGCTTGCTATTTAATGTAAGAAGAGCATCCGTAACTGTGCCCTTTCCAATGCCTGATATATCCGCACTTCCCATCAATTTGTTTAATTTTGCAAGCGCATCATTAAGTTCTTTTCCTTGTCGGGCATCAAGCACGCCTCCACCTACGGCAGTTGTGAGATTATTCACTACTTTGCAGAATGCTGCAGTGCCAAGATCTGCAAACCACTTTTTGACTTTTCCCCACAATACGGGCACTTTGTCCCCGTTTGTTACATTTTCCCGCGTTCTTGCTTCTGTGAATACCGGCTCATCAGAGACATTTTTCAGCAATGTCAGCATCTGTTCAATTATATCCGGGTTGTTATCAGCAACCGTAGCAGTTGCCTCCAACCCTTCTATAACCTCACCTTCAGCTACGGTAGTATTCCATTCGTTCACAAGATTTCCGGAGCTATCGGCTTTCTTTGCACAAAAAATAAACCTGACGATTCCCTTGTATGCTACTACATTTCGGCTCAGCACCCATGAGAACGTTATGTATTCGCCGCTTACTGCCATATCCTGAATCATGTAAGAGTCTTTGTTTCCATTACCATTTTGGTAATTGATATACAGATGCAGTGTTGACAAGTCTATATTATCACCCACGATTTTAGGACACTTGAACTTTTTTCTCTCGACATTTTGATCAGATTCAACTCCAAAGAATTTTTCTGACTCAGGAACATATATTGATCTCGTATCTGCGTCAATGAGTAGTGTTCCAGATCCATCTATGCCCGCCTGCGCCAGCATTAAAGCTTCCTGTTCTGTCATTTCTGTAATACCTCCACTTCATTCGTAGTTATTTTATAATTTTTCTTCTGACCGATTACAGATATGTATATCCGCGCATAAGTAAGAATTTTGTTTGGTATGTCACATACATTCTTGCCGTTGATTTCGTATACCGGTGCGGATTCTTTCACGCAACCAAATTCATCCCGGAATTTTACGATTTTTGCGCATCCATCCCAATCCTCATCAAAAGAAAAGGATGCTTTCAGATATCCTTCACTTCCCTTCACCAAGCCGGCAAATGAACATGTGCTGGATTTTTCAATTCTCTGTCCGTGTACTATAAATTCTAATCGTCTCATACAAACAACTCCTTATATAGCCATAATGATATAGTTAATACGCACCGGCAGTGATATTCCGGAATTATTGCGCCCGGCGAAACATGCGTACCAGATATTATTTTGATACGTACAGCCTTCCACATGAATTCCATATGCGGCTCCATCGCCATTAGATATGGTTACGGTCGCGTTCACTGAACCACCATCAACTATTCCGAGCAATGTTGCAACTTCGGCTGCAGTGAATAATGCCACTGAATCTTTCCCATTTGCAATCTGGACTACTTTCGAACCGGCGATCATGCCAGTTGTCTTCTGAATCAAATGATTCAGAGATGCATAGATCGGTAAGACTGTATCGTTGTCTCCGTTCCACGGATCCCCTACTCCAACCCACCAGTCTCCGTTCATCGGAGTCAGTGATGTTTTTGTTCCAGCAGCTCTATCTCCATAGACCAGCTGATAATAATTAACAGCCAACTGTGCCGCATTTCCGGCTGGATCCTTTCCCATGTAGCATGTAGATCCGGCTCCGTAACTTGACGATGATCCATTGGTATCGTTGTATGTATCGATTATGCCTTTTTCAACATCAAAATTAACGGTACCTTCTTTATTTTTTATGATGCCTGCTATCACTGTGCCTAAATTTGCTGCAATTGCACTTAATACCTCTACATCAAGATTTTCTACCGACAGATAATGCACTACCCATTCCGATCCAGTCCAACGCTTTATAGGCTTGCCTGATGCAGTCTGCCATAGTTGATCGATCTCCGGTTTTTCCGGCGCTGTCTCTGATATCAATATGGCATCTTTCCCAGGCGTTCCGTTTTCACCGTCTTTTACAGTTTCTACATGATCCCCGGTTCTATCTGTGATACTGATCGTCGTCACATTTCCGGATTTTGTGATGTCTACAGTTGGAGATATTCCATCCTCTCCCGGTTCACCTTTCTCACCATCCACGCCATCTTTTCCCTTTGGACCCTGAAATTTTCCCCACCGGTACTTTGTCGGATCTTCAGAATCAGCTTTTTCAAAATCTGCATACTGTCCCATGTATGTTTTCCCGACAGTATCTGTTGTCGAAAATCCAGATTTTCCATCCGCACTGGTCGCATAAGCGAAATGCACATAACTCGTCTCGCCGTTCTCTCCATTTTTCCCTGGAATTCCATCTGCACCATCTTCGCCGTTGTCGCCCTGGAATTTTCCCCACGTATATTTCGATGGATCTGTACTGTCATCCAGTTCATAATCTGCATAGGTTCCAATATATTTGTTTGGCGTTTCCGTCATGTCACTGTATGATGTCGGGTTCGGTACCGCCGAATATTTCATATGAAAATATGTTGTTTTACCATCTTTACCCGCTGCTCCCGGAATGCCCTGCTCACCTTTTATCTTTACCCATGTGTACTGCGTCGGATCAGAAAGATCTGCTTCTTTTGTAAGTCTGTTCGTCGCGATTCCGAGATAGTCTTTTCCGTAAGCATTGGCCGAAATTCCTGTCCCGTTTTCATCATCTGCAAAGGCTGTCCACGTATAGAAATTACGATTCTTAGCAATCTTCTCAAATCGCTCTGCCAGCTCAATGACTTTTTCATCAATTCCGCTTTCCTGTCTTGCATAATCACCCAGCTCTGCTTCTTTCGTATCGTCCGATTCCGAGGTCTCTAATTTTAACAACCTTGCAGTAAGATATGTATTATCGTCATCATCAACAATGGATACCGTATCACCTACCTTTACCCCATCCGGAAGATATAACAACTCAACCTCGTAGGTAACAGCTTCATCACAGATCTTCTTAAGGCTGGACACGGCACGATTGCACAGTTCTGATTTTGATGTCGTATCGTACGTAAATGACTTCACGATATGCCCCACATCATCCTCTTTCTTTTCCGTCTTGATCTGATACCGACTCCACTTTTCCAGTGCTTTTCTGGACATCACATAGTTCCCGAATACGTGAAAATCACCGTCATCATATTTATACCCATCAAGTGTGATCGGATTTTCTGATCCTTCCGGTGTTCCGCCGGTACAGCGGTATGCTGTTGCAAGATCTGCGATAGAACTCTTGATTCGAAATCCACTAACCTCTTTACCAATGGTCAAAGTTACACCTGAATCATTCCCCCTCTTCTTATACACATTGATGTATTTTCCAGTCACAGCCATATTCTCGACTTTGAAGCAGAATTCAATCTCAGCATTATCAAACTGCGTAGCTACGCTCAATAGCCTTTCTGTAGCTGTAGCTTCACCGTCCCAGGATAACTTTCTTGTAAGATTGCTTACTTCGTTGATCCCGATTTCGAATCCGGAATCATATGCAAATTTATTAATATAATGATCAATGCTATATGCTTTGTCTGCAGTGTATGTTCCAACCACTTCGTTCAGCAGGTCCAGTCCCGCATCTTCAGCATAGATGGATGCATCCTTTTGAATCGGATCTATCGTCGAATCAATAATCGTATAAACTTCTGCCTTACCGTCGTCTGCGCTCTGTTTTAAGATGAAATTCCCGACTGCTGCAAGCTTCTTCACATCGACTTCCTGTTTTTCGTCCTTATTCGAATTTGCGAAATCGTAATCCAGATTACACTCGAAGATTGCTACACCTTCTGATATTTCTTCTGTTTTTTTGTCATTTGTGATCATCAGCCCTTTTGGTAATCCGGTGGATGCTGATCCCAAAATATTCATTGCCCTGTCAGCAAAATATATGATCACAAGAACACCTCCCTGTATTTCATTTTAAATGTCGGTTTCTTCGCCCAGCTGGAGCACAGACATTGAACCTGATTAACTCCCGGCTTCAGACAAAATGTTTCCCAGTCGTTACCAAGAGCTCCCAGCTCCGGTTTCGGCAGCCCATTCATAGTTACCGAGGCTTCTTTGCAATCAGCAACAACCTTGCTGGTTCGTGCGAATTTATTCGGTACATCTCTCCATTTGTCTACACGAAGTTTTTGGAACCAAAAATTATTGATTCCGTTATATGTCAGATATCTGCTGCCGGATCTGTTTCCCCATTGCTTAATCGCTATCTGTATTTTGGTGCATTTCATGTCCTCGATCTCCGGTACTGTAAAGCTTGGGTATCCACCCCAGTAGAAGAATGTAAGCTTGCTTCCTTCTTTCCGGATATCACAATGTCCCCAATCCCAATACCAGGGGTTTTGTGTGTGCAAATGGCTGGTCGTATATCCATACGTTTTCAGCACTTTTCCCGCTTGGTGATCCGTATCTTTTTTGTTCGGGTTATAGCATACCAGCTCATAGCGTCCTGTATTTCCTGACATATCTGTCTTATACCAGTTCACGCCGCAAATCAGCTTATTATCCTCCGTGAGAAAATTGATACACATTTCTCCGGTCTGCCCCATCAATCCTGCATAAAACAAGATATGGAAATATGCGTAGAAATTTTTACATCCACTTTTATCTCCATTGGAATCTGCCGGTAAGATAACTGTCCTGAGACCTCCATTCGCACCGCCAACCTGCGTCCCTGCTTCTTTTAAGCATAGGAATTTGTTATTAAACCAAGTTGTCGTTCCAAGTTTTCCTTTCGCTCCATAGAGCGGATGCATATAATCTGTTCCGGATGTATCATCTGGTGCATTGAAAAAGTCCTGTAGCGTTGCAAGAGTTTCATTCGCTTTGTAGTTCTCTCCGTCTGTTTCCTCAATGCTACCAAATTGCAAAATATGTTTATCCTGATCAACGAATCCAACAAAACCGTTCTCTCCATTTTCCATCACTGCTTCGAATCTTGGGTGTGCTTTATAAGTCCCCTTGTAATCAACAACAAATGTTGTTCCATCATCTGCAGTCGGTATAACCTCGTACTCTTCCACGGAATACTTAAACGGATCTGCGCAATAGAACTCAATTTCTGCAGTAATCGCATTCCTGCCATGCGGCACATCACCGGCATTCACCTTTGTTCCGACATAATACTTATCCGGTTCATCCAGGAAGATCAGCTTCGCTTCTGCCACATCAAGTAATGAATTCAATTTGTTATACGCATTCCGGAATTCTGCGTTGCTCTTGGCAATCAGTTGGTACCCGACAGTGATGGTCCTCGGCTTATATCGCTTTCTTCGATATCTGGAGCCATCCATGATCTCTGTAGATAGATCTGTTATTTCTGTTTCGATCATTTCCCGGCCGGACACATACAGTGTCCGATATCCGGGAATTACATTTTCAAAATAGACTCCGTTAAAGTTAAGAGCTTCGGAAGGCAGTATCTGCTCTTCCTGTCTCTCTGTAGTGTCTACAAATTTATACATATCTGCCCTCCTTATCTCATGCCTTTCTTTCGAAGATCTCTTTTCTGCTGCTGTTCAATTTCTTCTTTGGTGTATTTCGCCGTTGCCTTTGCCACCTGCCGGCCATCTACTTCAACAGGGACGTAAATGGTATAGATTTCGTTTCTGGTGTAGTCATAATCATCATTCAGATCTTCGATGCCAATTCTTAATCCAGCTCCAATTTCCGGAACAGGAACTAAATCCGGAATGTCTACCAGTTTCCATGCTGCCTTTTTCGCATCTGTGACCCTATCAGAAATTCCATTTACCCATCCTTCACCGAAATAACCTCCAAGCTTATCTGCTACTTTTGACGGACTATGAATCTGCGCCTTCGCCCGGATTGCCGCCTCTGCTGCAGCCGCCAACTGCGCTGCGACAGATCTTACACGTCCAATCTGACTTGCCATACCATTTGCAAGACCAGCTCCTATATAAACACCGCAACTGTACGAACCGGATCCGGCTGATCGCATTGCTGACACTGTGGATGTAGACATAGATCTTGCTGTGGATACCGCTCTGTTCATTCCATTGCAGACTCCGTTATTGAAGTTATTTCCAACAGCGTTCCCGGAACTCCTTGCTTTTCCTTCTGCGTTTGAAAATTGTCTTACCAATGTATTAACTGCCGACTTTGCTCTACTTCCCAACGCATCCAGTCCGGAATTTACCACATTCACACTGGCTCGCATACTCGTGAGCGAGCTTTGGGCGCTTTTGGCATTACCGGCTATGGATTTCATGCTTGAATTGACAGACTTTAATGCTACCACCATTGCAAGGGTGCCAACTGCGCCACCTGCCATAGCTGCTCCAAACGCAACCACTACAACAACCGATGCTCCCATTCCGGCCGCAAGACCTAATGATAATGCTGTTAAGGCTGTCAGTGCTCCTACCGTTGCTAAAGCTCCGGATGATACGGCAGGGAATGCAGCTCCCATCAACAGAAGTCCTGCCCCAGCTACTGTAAGACCGGCACCAAGGGCCAGCGTGCCTGCTGCCAGAAGCAACACACCCGCTGCCGCAATCAGGACAGCTGCACCTACCACCGTAAGTCCGGCACCTACCACTACAAGTCCGGCACCAAGGACAATGCATCCCGCTCCGGCTACTGCAGCCCCAGCGCCAAATACGATCATGCCTGCTCCGAGGGTTGCGATGCAAGCCGCTCCCTGAATTCCATATTGCACAATGGTCGGAAGCACACCTGCTACTATGGCAAGCCCAACACTTGCCAGCAGCGCTCCAGTTGAAACCAATAATATAGCTACACCAAAGGCAACGAGACCTACCGCTCCGGCTGTCAATGCCGGTCCAAGTGCTGCTGCGCCAAGGGCAAGTCCGGCAATTGCCGCAACCATACCAACCATACAGCCTATAGCAAGCGGTCCCGCATTCGCCAGATTAACAGCCGCCAGTGATAATATAGCAATCCCCGCTGCCACAATCAGGACAGCTGCACCAAAGGCAATGAATCCGGTTGCTCCGGCCGTCATAGCAGGAGCCACATTTTTGGCAACAACCATTAAGCCTGCCACTGCAACCGTCATGCCGATCAGTACTCCTGCTGCCAGTGGTCCAGCTTGTGCGATTTGCACGGCTGAATATGCCAAAAGGGAAAATCCTGCTGCAATCAATGCTACTCCTGCTCCGATCGCTACAAATGCTTTTGCTGATTCTACGATAGTCCCTGATGATTCTTTACTTGCAGTGCCTACCGCTTTTTCACCCGCTGCTACGCCAAATAACTTACCTGCCAGTGTCGCTATTCCTTTTCCTGTCATGCTTACAATTGCGCCCGCAAAAGTTTTGACACCAGGAGCAACTGCACTGACTATTTTAAAGCCTTTAAAAGCAACATATAATTTCGGTAACAGCGTAATCGCTTTTGCCACTTCTTTATCGTGATCTTTTAAAAAATCTGCAAATGTGGTCAACGCACCTGTTGCTGTTCCCATGCTTTCAGAGAAATTATCCACACTTTCCTTTTTTCCAAATGCTCCAGTAAGTTCCTGTACTTCGTCAATAATCGCACCAGCTGCCTCTCCAAAGGCTGTCCCTACCTCTTTTGCATCTGTTTTCAGCACGTTCCAGTATGGAGATATAAGTTCGATTGCTTTTGGGATACCCGTAGACAGCTTGTCAAATCCCGCCTCCACCTTACCGGTCATCCCATTGATTGCATCAATCACTTTAGGCTTTGCGAAAGTATCATAAAGCTTCATCATTCCGCTTACTGCAGATGCTTCCAAGTTACCCATAGCGCCTTCAAATGTTGTTACGGATGTAGCTGCTTCTTTCGCCATGTCGGTCATACCAATGTTATTGATAGCCTGTCCGAGCATGTCTGCGGTAATTGCACCCTTTTCCATTGCTCCTTTGAAGTCGTTCCCTAATGTTGGATTCAGCTTAATCAACTCTTTCCGTAAGCCTCCAGCAAGCTGCGGACTGGCATTAACGATCTGGTTCCAATCCTGAGCATGTAAAGCTCCTGCCGACATTGCCTGTGAAAACGCAAGTGCTACCGAGGAATATTCCTTTGCACCTCCGCCAAATACAGCAACTGCATTACCGACCGCTTCCGTCAACTTGTCTGCGTCTTTGATTCCATTCGCCGAAAGTGAGCCAAATGTACTCATAACATCCTGCAGGGAGAATACTGTTTTATCTGCATATGTTTTTAATGTACCTGTTGCTCCGGCTATTCTCTGTATTTCCGCTTCGGAATGCCCAGAAAACCTCATAGCTGCCTGTAACTTATGCATGGAATCCGATGTTTCTATTGTCTCTTTCGACAAATCACCGACTGAATTTGTCACCAGCGACATCGCCTTCCCGCCGATTGCAGCCATTGCACCGAATCCAAGACCACCGGTGAGCGTAGTTTTCAGATTATTTGCGTATCCCTGGCATGACTTCATAATAGATGAAAAGTTTTTGTCCTGTGCTGATAATATTGCTTTTACACTATACGATTCTGCCATCCTCTCACTCCTCTCTATCCAGTAGTTTGGTTATTCCGGCGAATCTGGATGGTTTCCTTCGATTCTTCATTTTTTTTAGTTCTTTATCGAAATCAAAGAACTGCCGGAATCTCTTGTAAACTGGTTTGGTCTTGCCTTTGCCGGCTTTCTTTTCTGCTTTTACCGCAAAATTCAAAAATGCCTGACGATGTTCATGTAAACTCTCGTCAAGCATCCGAAGCTCTAAAGCCTCCATCATAAGTTCATATTCTGCCAATGTCAGCTGATCCACCTGTTTAAATGACGTGAAGCCAAAATACCGAAAGCAATTCCTTGCTACGGTTGTATATAGGTCTTCCTCTTCTACTGCTCCTGAGCCTGCCGTTTCTTCGCCATCTGTTCCTCGTACTCTTTCATGATCTCTTTCACTGCTTTCTTGGTAGCATTTGCTTTCGATAAAAAATCTTTTGTTTTCTCCATGAGCTCATCGATGTCTACTTCTTCCGAATCAATGTAAGAATCTAACATTGCCTTTGTTACTCTTGGATTTTCTCCCTTATTCGCCAAATCTAACAGATCTACCAGTGCATTCGGTTCCTGATCAACCACAACACTAGCGATCAAATACCTTGCTCCTATTTCTTTTGTTGTTCCCTGCATTCCCTGAACCGGAACTACGGTAAGCTTATTTGCTTCTCTTAAGAATCCCATCCCGAATTTAAACTGATATACTGTTCCGTTGATAGTAAGTTCCATCATCTTGTTCTATCTCCCTTCTGTGCGATGTCGCACATCAAAAAGAGGGCGAGAAGAATCGTCCTCTTAAGCTCCTGTCTTCTGAGTGTCTGCAAATACATAAGCTGCTACTTCCTGCTGTTCTGCAGTTACTGTTGCATAGCCATCTACACCTTTTCCTTCCAATCCAAATGTCAACGATAACTCGACATTATCCTCTGCATTGGATGTCTTATCAATTTCCGTAAGATATCCCTGGAAGTATTTTGCCTTAAATTTATCAGTCGAGCTCGCCTGCGGCTCTGCTAAGTTTACTTCCCAAATCTCCATCTTTTCATCGTCATCGAGTGCTGTTTCCAGCTCATCGATAAACTCATCTCCTTTTTTCAAAAGGCTTGATGCTGTGATTTCTCCTTCTGCTGCCCCCGGTGTACGTACTGTGCCGTCTTTTGTCACTGTCGAATCAGCGTCCTTCGACTTTGTACGTTCATTCTCTGTTGTGAACGCAAGTGCTGTTGCATCATGATCTTTCTTGGTACTCAGGATACGGTACAGATATACGATCTTTTTTCCTGCTACTGCTTCTGCAAATAACTGCAGTCCATATAATTTTCTGTTCTTCACTATTGTCATCTCCTAACTAAATTTATAGCCCACTTCTAAAATTCCCATAAGAAGCGGCTGTTTCGTTGTATTATCCGGCCGGATCCTTTGTGTCGGTCTCTGCATATTCCAGGCATAGTGTGCTGTATGTTCGATAGACCTGCAGATCTTTTTGATATCTGCTAAGATACCAGATACCGTTCCTCTCTGCCGTATATTATCATGCCAGACTTTCAACGTCAGATTAGTCTCGCCGATAATCTCATTTTTTGTAGCCTGATCACTCTCGGAGCAATCCGCCAGGTAAACAAAAGGATATGGCGTGTCCTCCGGCGGTAAATCCGTGTCATACACACCAACTCCCGTATCCTCATATTTTTCTTTCAATGCCATCAAAACGGCGCTGAACAATTCCTGCTGTGGATCCATCTTATCACCTCACAAGTTTTCCCAAATCCGACTTGAATTTACCTTTCTGCTCATCAAATGCCGGACGTATATGTGGCTTTCCTTTCATGAATCTTGTTCCATATTCCTGATAAGCTGCATATTCCGCTGTTGATTCAACCTCTGCAGTCATGCCGCCATCTGTAATTTCCAGCGTAATAGATCTTTGTAAATAATGTGTATCTACCGGTGCTTCTTTTTGAGCCTTTTTCTGCATTTCTGCTCCATTTTTCTTAACTACTGTTTTAACAGCAGACAGATCCATGTTTTTAGTCAGTTTAGCTTCCAACTTTTCAAAGCCTATCAGCTTTACTCCCATCACACCACCTCCGACACAACATATACTTGCTTCGTCCGGAGCTTTCTGCTGAAATCTACACCGTATGTTTTATTCCCTACGCGAATCCTGTCAAACGGCTTGTCATAATGATTCTGTAAGTGAATGGTAAGGCTGCCTTCCTTAATTCCGGAATAGACAAGCATCATCGTATTCGTACCGGTATCCATGACTGAGGCAGACTTCATATCTTCTGATATCGTGTCCTCTCCGTAATTACCAGTAGCCGGATCATACTCTCCAGGGGTGAGTTTCTGGAAGTATATTGGTGTGTCATATCTCATAGGAATCTCACCTTACCTTTCTTTGATTCTTTCTGATCATCCAGATATGCCCGGATATCATCCATATATCCCGCAAAATCATTTTCTGACCAAGAAAGGCTTTCTCCCTCAACACTGTGAGAGGAAAGCCCTTCCGAACCGATTCTGTTGAACCGTATGATTGACACATCCAGGATGATATAATTCATCTCTTCTGGAGGCTCTAATCCCCCGAGAAGAAAACGCAGCCTTTGTTTGGTGGCCTTTAAAATCAGCAGTAATTTATTTTCCAAGGCTCCGTCTATTTCTTCCGGCAGTCCCAACAAAGCTTTCAGATCTTCAATCATACGCTCCTCCTATTCTGCCGGCTTTTTGTTTTCGGGTTCCTTCTTTCCGGCTTCTGGTGGTTTTTCATCGACATCTGTATCGGTCACATTATCCTGATCCTCTTCTACCAGTTCGATCAGCGGAGTGTGCTGTTTGTTGTTACTGCCGGCCAGCTCCTCGATTCTTTCTTTGCTGACATCTACTCCTTCACGCGGGAAGATATCTCCTTCGTTATAGGAATGATCGTTATCATGGAGATCAATAAAATGCTTGATTACCTTATACATACTTTTTTACCCCCTATGCTCCCGGATTAACCGTTACAGTCACATCACCGGAACGAACAGCTTTGTAGTTCTGATCACACTCGACCAGTGTGATATGGTGAGTTGCTGTTGAAGCAATCTCTGATTCACCGTCCCACTTAGACCAGTTCTTAACATCCATACCGTAAGTTACTGAAGTTGCAGCTGCAGCATCTTTGTACTTCCAGCAGTTTCTCATTGACATCAGCTGCTCTTTCACTGTCAGCTTCGTGGTTCCTGCTTCTGATCCAGCCTCTGACGTTACGTTTAACGTTCCTAATGTCTGTGTATCGGATCCTCCTACAGAAATATATGCAATAGCATCCAAATACTCACAGAAGAGACGCAGTCCCATAATTGCAAAGTTGTCGGATATCATGCGGCCATAGCTTCCTTCTGAGTGGAATCCGATAAATCCTGTCTCAGGATCCGTTGTAAATACAAGTCCTGCTTTTGCAAACTCAGAATCTCCCGGATCAACATAATATGCGACCATGTTGTTGAGCGGAGTTGCAATAACCACATTCTCCGGAATCTCAGAGCTGATGAATACAACGTCTGCTCCAAGGAAGTTCTTCATGTATTCAAATCCAAATGCGGTCTGCAATGTAATATCCGCTGCGCCCACATATTTATATACATCCAGAGTGTTCGCCCACACAGCAACGCCTGTCACAGTTCTCTTCATCTTCTTGAACTTGTCTTTAACTTTACCAATTGCCATTGCAATAGCCATCTGCCATGTAGACTCGTGTCCTACCAGTGATCCAGCCATTAACTGCTTATAGAATTTGTCACTGACTACATTTCGAAGATCTGACTTGAACTCCTCATCTGTATCTTGTACAGCTGCTTCATATCCCTTGTCGGCAATTGCTTCCAGAGATACACCTTTTCTGTACTTCTCAATCTTGATCTTATCAAATGTCTGTTCCTCTACTGTGTACCGAGACATTGGAATCTCTTCACCTTCTCCAACTTCTCCGGACTTCAGTGTTCCTTTTACTGTCTTGGTCTTTAACTCTGATCCATTTTCTTTTCTGATCATTCTGGTAATTCCCAAAATATCTAACAGTGCCTGCAGGTTCTTGCCAAAGGATGTAACAAAGTCAATCTCTCTGGCTTTTACCTGGATCTGCGCTTCTCCTGTCAGGTTATTCGGTGCTGCGAATACCTGCAGACCTAATCTTCTAATATCATGCATGTTTCATACTTCCTTTCTTACTGAAATAATGTGATGTTCTCAGCAATCAGCTTCTGTCTTTCTGACGGATTCTTCACTGCTAAGATCTGATCCTTTGTCATTGATGGTTTATCTCCACCATTGCCTGCTTTTGGAGGTTTCCCTTTTAAAGCATCTTTCACTGCCTTCTGGACCGCTTCCTTGTACATAGTTGCAAAAGCTTCTACTGCTGCCTTGGTTCCATCTGCGTCCTCTGCTACTAGATTCATAACTAATTCATCCGGAATAGTGATATCCTCATCCGCCAGCATCTTACGTGCTTCTTTCGCCATGTCTGATCTGGCGTTCTGGCGCTTCATTTCTTCTAAAGCATCCTCTGCTTTCTTCGCCCGGTAGTTCGCCTTTTCTTCATTGGTCATCTGAGCGAGCTTTTCAGCCTCTGACACTTTATCGTCCGTCAGTGTCTTCCATTTGGTCTGTGCATTTGTCACAGCCGTATTAACTGCCTTCTGGACACGCCGGTCGAACTCTGACTGATTGCCTTCCAGTGCCAAAAACTCATCAAATGACATTGTTGTGTTGTTGTTATTTCCAGGATTTTCCCCAGCTCCAGCGTCGTCCCCTCCTTCGGATCCGCCGCCGTCTCCTCCAGGCTCTGTAAATAACTGCAGGTTGCTCATTGGAATTCTCCAGTGATTATTCGTGTATTTCATCTTATCTATCCTTTCCGCCCCGCCCCATTCATTTAAGCCCAGGTCGTTGCATCTTGAATGTGTAGTTTAACGACATCCCGGTCACATTAAGTTACATGATCCGGACATACTCCGGAAACTCCTCGGCAATCATACAGATGCCAATGAAAAAGGAATCCACCAGAGTTTTCGACTTCTCTGATAGATTCCCATACTTTATATCCACCCTTCCGGGAGATATCTCATATTCAATTTTATCGTCTGTCAGGTCCTTTATGGACTTGATCAGCGTCTGTGCAAGTGCTGTTACACCGGCACAGACGATATCTGATCCGGAAACAGCATAATTTGCATGCCCTTTTACTGTAATCCCGTCTCTTCGGACGCTTGCTTCAATCAGTTTCATCGCTCCTTCTTCATCCGGTCATTCCCTGCCGGTGGGAGATAGTGGATCACCGCCTTTCTACTGATAGCCTTTTTCCATTAAAATGTATCGTGTCTCCGATTTCTGCCATCTCATGACCTATTCTCACTCCTTTCAGTTTTTCTGCGCCATCTACGATATGGTAGATGAACTTAACTATATTGTTGTCAACACGGACCGAAAGCCATTTAGGAGCCATTCTGCCTGCGTCTGGTGCTACTATATATGCTCGCTTATATTTCATACTAATTTTCGAAAAGCCTCAGTATTAATGAATAGTTCTCTGTTTCTCATACAGACAGCTCTATCTGTTCCTCGTAGTTTTGGGATGTATGTTGTTGCAATATTTATTTCAGCTGTCTCGTGTGGTTTTAAAGAAATTGTGATAGTTACGCCCGTCTCGTATTCGTAATCCCCCGCAATTTCTTCTGCGTTATCAATCAGCGACTGACCACAGCTTTTTACAGCTTCTATCCATACCTCTTGTGTTTTCGGGTCTGTCTTCATAACATTTACTCCTTTGCCATTATCGTTTTTCTTGCACTGGTGCAATTTTCAAAATTCGCACAAAAATACCACTAATCATTATGATCAGTGGTATTTAACCCCAAGCTACAATATCTTCTTTCGGGAAAGTGTTCTTTTCGCAATATTCTTCCAGACGTCTCAACGCATGTGCTGCATAGCTCGTATCATATCCGTCCGCTTTTTCTTCAATATCTCTTTCCCTTGTTGTTTTTCTAAAAATAACAATACCGTATTCTTTTGAATCTTCCGGATAATATCTGTATTTTACATCCGCTTCTGTAATTTCAATCAATTCAAGTCGCAGCATCTGTCTACTTCCCTTCTACAAATTATTTTTATTTTTGAACTCTTTTAAAGCTTTTTGATAATTATATTTTTTCTCTGCCAAACGGTGTGCTTCCTGATAACTCATATGTTTTTTATTCATCAACTCATATTCCAACCGTTCATGCTTCAGCATTATCAAATCATGCTCTTGGATGTTCTTTCCTTCACGCAATCTTCTGAACGATTCCGCCATATCATAATCTGGATCAAATCTTCGCTTTCCACCGTATAGTTCATGTTCTTTTATAAATACGTGATCATATACCTTGTTAATGCTCTTTTCCGACATTCCCGTATTATTCGCAATGGTCTTGACCATATTGTTCTTCTTGCTACGTCTCACAGATTCATAATATTTAATAGCGTGTGCATCTCTTTTAACATATAATGGATCATTCTTATCTGTAAGAGCTCCTTTCACAGCTCCTGAATTTATTATATCATTTCCTTTACCTTTTGCAATAGAGCTCTGATATCTTCCGGTGGAACTGCTACGTTTTAACGTCTTTTCCAACTCTTCTTTAAATATTTTTGCAAATTTTCTTGGGTTCTTACATGTATAAGCCTCTGCAAATGCTTCTGCAAATGCTTCACGTGCATCTTTACTTCCATATGATCCCAAAACGTCTACCAGATTACTTGTTTTTGCTTTAAATATGTCTCCATCAAAATACCTAAGTAAACTACTTTGGACAATATCATAATCCTCCACTGAAAAGTTTTTATTCAAGCTATCTGCTATATAGTGGCCATACTCATGTGCAAAGAAATGTATTTTATAGTCATCCGATTTTGAATATGTTATCAGTTTCGATGTTGGTTTGGATTCAATAGATTTCTTCATAAGTTTGATTGATCTTGATTTACTATAATACGCACCTGCTGCCGTTTTTCCATTTTCTTTTAAATCATCAACGACAGATATCGAATTTAGTTGCAATTTATTTTTATTAAAATAGCTTGCGTGCTTGGCTTCAAAATCCGAAACAAAGTCCGCATATTTGTTTATGATTTCCTCTGGTAGCTCAGTCGATGAATTGTTTCTAAACTTTATGCCACAAGATTCGAATTTCGCAATCGGATCTTCTTTGGCATTGGATTTATAATTCTTTTTTTCTTTATCATTAAGGTTCTTCCTTATTTTCTCAATTTTTTCAGCAATTTCTTTTGCTTTCTTTATTTCATTAGCATCAGAACCATCAAAACCTTCTTCTACACTACCAAAATCATTTACAAACTCATCATAAGAATATCCTTCTGTCAGTTTTTCGAAATCTTTTTCATATTTGCTTAATTTATCAACCAATTTTTCAGATTCCATAGAAGACTGCCAATCTTCGAAATTCAATCCGTGTTCCTGATAGCTGTTTATCCATTCCTCATAAACCTCATTATCCATATATGCGGCTGTGCTGCAATGACAGTTCGGATGCATTGGTGGAGCATTCTCTCCCGGCATCATATCATCTACCTTGAAATGCTTATCGTCCAGCCCTTTGCAAATCGGACATACATCGCCTTTTGTGCATGCAACATACACATACTCATCAAAGCCGTTACGGATAAAAGACCGCTTCTGAGCCTCTGTCTGCACTCTTGCAAGCTCTGTTACCATGAGTCGTTCAGCATTATAGGCTGATACTCCAAAACGCTTCGTTAGATGTCTAGCGAGTTTACGCGGATTCTCTCCTTTAATCAGTCCGGATGCAAGCAGTCCTTCCAACTCTGCTTTGAGCATACCATGATACATCCAAATGCGGTCTGAATATATGGCATTTTTGAACGATGCATTCACAATTGCATGAGCGTACTTTTCGTTTTTCATAATACTCTTTCCAAGGATCCCCGCCTGCCTCCGGAATTCATCCAGTGTTCTCTTTGTCAGTTTCTTATCGAAATACTTTTGAAGCTCATCAAAGCCTGATACCATCTCCAGGCCAATGTTCGCCTTCAGGAGCTCTAGCCGATTCACTTTCATAGTCAGGTTGTAGATCCGCATCTCTTCATTCGCTTCATCCGAGAAATCTTTCTTTGCCACGTACTTCTTTGCCTTTCTGGCATAGGCATCGATGTCAAGCTTATCTGCGCGCTTTTTGGCTTCTGCCATCGTAATGCCTTCTTTTTTTGCATATCTGGCATAGAACCCATTTATTTCCTTTGTGATTTCATCAATCATGGATTGATAGATTTCCTGAATCTGGCGGTTATACTCTTCTTCGTCTATGATATTATGTTTCTTTGCTTCTGTTTCCCGGTTCTTCCAGTACTCCTGGCTTGCCATCACCTGCACCTCCGAACATTTGTGTCATAACAGGATCTGTCTTGGCTTTTTCCTGCTCACTCTCGATTTTTTCCATCTCACTCTGCACATTATCCACTACAGACAGTACACCAAGCTGTGTCTCTTGTGATACGATTCCATCCAAGTTGCCGGCGATCTGACTCTCTTCCAGTACATTCGATGGAATATTCGGTGTGAAATGATAATGCAGTTTCACCCAGTCATTTTCTTTCATTCCGGATACTGGATTCGAAAAGATCAGCTTGTACCGCCGGTTCATTCCGGATGTAAACTTTCGTTCTTTTGTCTTGGCCAGATTGCTCATTCCCTGTAGCTTATACTTCATGGCAATGCCAGAGCTTGTACCGAAGTTCTCGTCTGAGATATTCGCAACCATACCGATCTGGAATATTAATTTCTCTAGACGATCAATCAAATGTTCCTGTGTGGTATCTCCATCTGGCTTATTCAAAAACTCTACAATAAGCTGATTCGCATCTCCGTCAAAGTTAATAATACGATTATCCCGGATGTGCTTCACCTCGTCATTACCAAGCATAGTTCCAAGTATCTTCATGTAGGCATCCGCAAAATAATCTACATCATTTGATTTCTCACTGATTGCTTTGTTATAAGCATCAATCATTGACATTACCGGTTCAAAGATGCATGTGCGTTCTTTGTTCTCTACATACTCTGTAGCTGGCACCCCGTCAAATCCATGTATCTTTTCTTCTTCCTCCCATATAAGCTTTCCCTTCTGGGTAAACCATCGTACCTTGGTGTCGTCCGATACACTTCCATGTAATACATCATTCGAATCTATGTACAGTCGAACGAAATACCGTTCTCTGCACAACACCGAATCATCGTAGATCATAAAAGCATCGAACGGTGTCAGATATGTAATCCCGATATTTCCCAGTTCATCCACGTAATACATCTCGTATCCTTTGCCGTAAATGCAACAGATCTTCGACAGCTCCGCATTATTATCGTCCTGATCATTATACTGATCCAGGAGCTCCACATATTTTTTGATGTTGCCTGCAGCATCACAATCCACAGATATCTTAATTGGATTCCCGATAAAATATCCGTTAAATGTATCCACCATATATTTTGCAAAGTTCACAGCAATACGATTGTCTGGTTTATAATCCGGCTTTGGCTTCTGGTGAAAAATCTGGTAGTCTGTTTCGTATGCATCTTTCAGATGTTTAAACCGAAAGGCACACTCTGCATTATGTTTTGCTATGAATTCATTCAGTTTGTTATCTGTCAGTTCTTCCTCTGACGGTAATCGAAATAACACTTTACAGTCCTCCTTTCAGGTTTCTGTTTAGTCTCGGCTTAGCCTTACGTTCTTCTTCAATGGAATAACGCAGCATAGCCATTGCATCATCAAAAAATGGAACTGGTTCTTCCAGATAAGTGTTGGTACGCTCATCTTTCTTCCACTTCCATTGTTGTATTTCCTTTATGGTATTCACACAGGACGGATGTATGTGAATCCTGTGTTGCTTCAAATAGTCTATCTGAGCATGAACACTGTTTGTCTCTTTATTGACTCCTTTTGCCCTGTATCCAGCTTTCTGCCACATCTTGATACGGTCCGGCTCCGCAGAATCACACCACATCCTCAGTTTCTTGTTGAATCTTCCGGCGGCAAGCTTAATGATTTCTTCTGTATCCATCTCATACACATACAGTTCCTGGAAGAGATACAGATCTCCATCCTTGAAGCCTACCTCGCCGATACAGTTGGCATGGTTAAATCCAAAGTCCTGTGAGTTCACAATGTAATCATAGTTCTCCGGATTCTGGTCAAATTCTTCTATGACGTAATTCTTGAGGATAAGACCGGCAACCTCTCCCCATTCACCCAGACCATACACCAGATAACCTTCCGGATCTACTTCCTTACGCCGGAGCATACGTCTGTGATACGCTTCATCAATGAACCGGTTGTTCTCGTAGGTTGACTGATGCGTCAGTACATCCGGATCAACACGATCGAAGAACACTTTCTTAATCCAGTGATGTGATGACACCGGATTGAATGTTAACCTGATCTGGTAGAATAATCCCTTCGGCAATATACCTCGAAGTCGGTCATCGATGATTTCAAAATCTGACTGTGTAATCTCTGTGGCTTCCTCTATCCAAACATCGGTAAGTTTCCCGCGCTTAAATGTAATTGACTTAAGTTTCTCACGTTGCTTCTCGTCATTTACCCCGCGGAAGATGATCTGGTTATGATTGTTCTTACATTCCAGAAGCATATTTGAAGTATTGATGTACCAATACTTCTTATAGCTTTCTCCGAACATACGAAAAATAGCACTCTGCAATTCTGCAAAAGTGCTATCTCTATTCGTTACATCTGCTTTTCGGACACACAAAAGATTACGTCCCGAATCATTCATTAAACGAATGATATAATTCTGTGCCGTGTCCATGCTCTTTCCGGATCCGGCAGAACCTTTCATCACGATGTAGCGTTTTTTACTGCGATCAACCTCTTTGAAACCGGCATTTGCTTCTACCTTTATTTTCATCCAGTATCATCCTCACCGTAATCGATCGTGATGTTCAGGTCCATATCTACATCTGTTTCAACTTTATCAGTGAACAGTGAATATCTTTTACCCAGGAGCTCTGCAGCCTTTAATCGTTCTTTTTCTGACGGGGATTTTTCCATCGTCCTCGCTTCGCTGCAACCATCACCGGTTCCTTCAACTACGATTTCCTGTGCTGTGCTTTCTCCACGAAGAACAGACGTCAGATACTCAATTACTTCCTGTGCATCTGCAGTCTTTTCATTGTGAATCTTTTCCATCTGCTCGGCTATATATTTTTGTACCTCAGCATTTCTGAGCAATCTCCCTCCGTTTGTCGCTGCCACGACATCACTTTTAACATTTTTGTAGACCGTCTTGTAAGCCCGAGTGGCATTGCAGTCAATCAAATATTCATCGCAAAATCTTTTCTGTTTTTCCGTCACTCAGACTCACCTCCTGTTTTTTGCATTAGAAAAGCACCCCGGAGGGTGCCATTATTTTTTGATTACTGTTTCCTTTTTCTTGTATTTTTCTATTTCCTTACGTTCTAATTCCTTATCTTGATTAGATAGTTTCACCAACTCTTGATCAGAAATTCTCGCTTCATCTATAAATATTTTATGTTGGTAATTCCAGTGTTTCTGTCTTATTTCCCTTAACTCCGGATCTCTTATTCTATGAATTTCACCTAAGCTTAAATTTTCTTTATACTGTTCTTCCTCACTTAACCATTCATCCATATTGAACACCCCCTACTTTTCAGTATTTTTTTCTATAATTTCAATATCATCATAGTAAATAACAACTACATCATCATCTGTTATATTATTTTCTATATATGGCTTTTGCGGATTACCTTTTTCGTCCAATATATACTTTCTATATTTTTTTAAAGAGATAAATTGCTTTTTTCCCTCTTCCAACTCTCTCTTTCCTAAATATCCTTCATATACAAATTTCCCATTTCGCATATACACTCTCAACCACGGACTTTTTTCACCATCATCCAAAACATCTATCTCGTTCTCATCCATGCTTGTTTGAATATCTAAAAAATTAAAAATATCTTTTAACACATCGGATTCTTGCGCTACATGTGCTATGTACGGAGTAACCGTCGAAACACCCATCATACAAAAATGATATGCCATTTCCGATGATATTTGAAATCTATCTACACATATTTTGTACAAAAACTTATTACAATTGATTTTGCGATAGTTCCTTTTTCATCTTTCAAAGTTTTCGCTTTCAAAAAGTAATATACATACAGCGAAATATACCCCGGATAAAAATACACTATATATGTTGCTATTGAATCCATTAATTTTAAAATATCATCTACTGACATCTTTTTCACCTACTCTTCCGGTGGATTTCCTGTTGGCTTTCCATTTTTAATTCTTCCTTCGCGTGAAGAAGTCACCCTCCTTCCTCTATTGCGACTTTCTCCAAATGTTTGAAGATTCGTCCTAGACGATTTTCTTTTTGTACTCTTATTGTTATGTTGGTTTTCACACATCTTTCTTCCTCCCATACCTAATAAACCTACTCCCATAATATCTCATTTCTCGACATTACGCAACGAAAAAGACACCCGCGTTGCCAGGTGTCTTCTCTCGGTTTTATTAGGTTGTGGGGGAACTAATCGAATGATTTAATATCTGTTCATCAATTCCAGTATAATAATAACATAGCAAAATTATTAACGTCATTAGTCTTGCAAATTTTCTTTAATTATTTGTGCTATTCGCCCCTGAGTGCAATTCAAGCATATTCCTGCATCTTTCTGCGTCATCCCATCCAAGAATACCATCTCAAATATATCCTTGGTCGTTCCATCAGGCATTGCGGCTATGTACTTCTCTACTTTCTCATTCTCATGGATCAGCTGATCTTTTCTCTTCTCCTTCTCATGGATCCGCATCTTCAATGTAGTTGCTGCCTTTGGCTCTTCCACTCTCACCTGCACATGCTCCTCGATGTAAGGGAAATCATCTGAACTCTTTGTGACCTTCCCCGATACAACCGGTACTGCGTCCAGTCTTTCCTGAAGCTTGGCAATAATTCCATCCAGATTCTCAATATCCCGCTTATTCTTCTTGTATTTACTTAGCTGCTCTCTGTTCATTATACTCCCGCCTCACTCTTTCCTGAATCCCACTGATCAACATCTCTCCATCCATGTCACTGTACATCTCAATGCCTTTACGAAAAAATAATTCACATTCAATTTTTGTATGAAGCGCATTCGTATCCTTTGGATGTCGTCTCAATCTAATCAATGCCCGCCGATAATCATCCGCTGCCATCTTCACAACTGCTGCTTTTAAGTTTTCATAACATTCGACATATTCACTCATCTCCCATCACCCTCTTAACATCTGCACCTGTTTTCTTTAAATATCCCATTACCGAATAAACGGGTGTCCGAAATTTCTTACTTGCCTTCGCATTATGACTTTCCTCCAGCTCTTTATAATGATCCTGGCTATCCAGCTTTACCTGTCTTCTGTCTCTTCCTCTGTTCAATCATTTCTCAGCTCCTTCGTCGTTTTGTTTTCTCTTCCAGATTTCCACTATATCCTTAAGCTGTACGCTCTTATCCCGTCTTGTTCCTCCGGCACTGTAATGGAATCCTGTATCTGTAATCTTTGTGATCCGGCAGCAACCATTCCCTCCACCGCTGATATACTGAATCGATACTTCATCACCAACTTTTAATTCCTCGCCCGTTTCCTCACAAACGATTTTCTTTTCAACTTTATAATTCATTCCGTTCCTCCTAACTATTAAAAATCACTATTAACCCGATTATCATAAGCAATATCTTAATCACGGCTACAATCCTGTCTCTTATGATTCAATCGTCGTCTTCCTTGTATGACTCCGGCAATGGTGTCCACTGAACAACATTGGCTAAAACAGGAAAACCCGTATTGGCATTTATCCAGCACCCCATGTGATCAACGATTTTAAAATAGGCGAATATGCACATTCTGCCCTCAATGCCGCATTCAATATCAACTACTGCAATCTGTCTATCTTTTGGTAATCTCTCGCTACATGGAATCCATTTGCCAGGGACATTTGTATCCTTAGCATCTTCCCTGTCCTCATACATCGCCAGTCTATCCACCAACTCCTGTTTCTTATTCGGGGACCAGTATCCTCGCTTTATACCGTTCTCTCTTTTATGTGTTAATCTTTCCACGATCTATTCCTCCACATCCATTCCAATGCTTCTTTTGAGCTCTTCTCTACTAACATTGCTTTCTCTCCATCTATTTTTCTTCCAGAGCCATTTCACTAAATCTTTTCAGCACTTCCGGAATATTCATTCTCTCAATCGTATCTTTCGCAAGGTTCTCTTTCAGTTTCTGCTCAAACGAATTTATCAGAGATTCCTCTACTTCCCTCTTAGCACTTGCAATCAGGGTTTCGACCTTCTTTCCAAGTTCCTTTTCCAGATACTGTCCCGTAAGAAGATCGGCAGCTGATAATTTTCTATCACTGGAATAGCTTGCAATGCATCCATCTCTATCGTATCTCTTTTCTGTAAGGAACAATTCAAACCTTTCTCCTACATACTCGGACAGAGGTTTATACGTTACCTCTTCACTCCAAGTGTTCTTCTTTTCCGGAATAATAATCTTTCCAATCTTCTCCTCACACACATTCGCAACGAACTGGTCTACGGTTGCCTGTATCGTTCCTTCCGCTTCAAGAATCTTTTCTGCGATTTTATCATCAACTGCTTCCACAGCTTCTGTTGTTGCTTTTTTTAGAAGTGCATCCTTAATACCACTAACAACTTGCTCCTTGATTTCTTCATCAATTGTATATCCGTCTTCTCCATCCACCCAGTCCAATTCTACCTCAATATTAAATTTCGCCATTATAATCCTTCCTTTCTACTTTTCAATCAATCCCATATACATCTCCTGATCATAAGATCTGCCATCAAAATTATTAAAGTTATCCTTCTTCTTTGCCGGTGATGTTCTCTTTCCTTTCTTCATTCCCCGAAATTCCTTATAACCACCAGCAGTTGCCTTCTTCACGATAGCAATCTGTTCCTCCGGCTTATTACTCAGGTTCAACAGATCTTCCCTTAGAGCCTGTACTTGTTCCGGAAGAATTGATCCATAGTTATGTTCTCGAACAAGGAGATACATCTGAAAAGCCGATTCAAGTTCCGGAGACTGAAATACTGTATTATTTTTATTATTATTTACTTTACTTTTATTTGCGGATTTTTCCGTGGAATTAGATTCGTTTTTCCCGGAAAAACTATCGCATTTCCCCGGAATATCTTCAAAAAGAGTGCACTTAATAAAAGGTTCCGTATCTTCCTTTTTCAGAAGCCAGTACCTACCTACTTCCAGCGGCTCTTTGCTCTTACGCATTCTTTCTTTAATACCGAGCTGATACCGTCTCTGTATCCCGGCAGAGGTCAAGACCTTGTCCGAACTAAACAGTGTGTTATCAAACAGTGACTTATTTAGCAGGAAGTTCAAGACCTGCTTCACCTTATTTTGATCTATCCCTAATTCGTCAGAAATGATATACAAAAAGTCTTCATCCGCTTTTATGTAATATCCCTGCCTGTAGATCTCACATAATAAAAACAGGTAGATCATCACTCCGTCCGACCTGTATCTGGCCTTGACGATTCTGATCTTATTATCCTCAAAAAAATCTATATCAAATGGAAAGTAAAGAAGGCCTTTGATCTTCGGTCTGGCCATGCTGCACCTTCTTTCCTATCCCTTATATTCTTCCACAGTAACGTCCAGTCCTTCCAATGAAGAATAGACTTTTTTTGCCACTACCATAACAATCTGTGTATCATCATGGTATGCAACGCCGTTCAAGGCATCTGCTACAACTTTTACGATATTATCCATATCCGGCTTCTTAAGCGGAAGTTCCTTTCCATCCAGCATAAGAGCTGTACGTTTCTTACTGGTACTCTTCGGCGGAATAAATCTCGCCACGATCCGAAGAGTTACCGGCTTGCCCCGTTCCAGGAACATTCCATTGCATTTATTCAGGAACCGGTCCTTGATGTAATTTTCGTACAGCAGATCTGTTTCCGGAGTATAAGACATTGTATTTCCGGTATGCTTGTTTCTGACCGTCTTCGCCCTCGCTTTTCCCTGGGGCTTGCCCGGAACATGAAATGTCACAGCATTCATCCATTGCTCCTTTCTTTCCATGGGATAGCAATAAATAATCATCTATCCCATGGAATACTGCATAATCAATAAGTTACATTCGTGATACAATCCAAAAGGAAGTACAAACCTTAAGCAATGACTGTGATCTTATGTTTCTCTAATTCTTCACTCAGTTCAAACTCCAGATATTCCTTGATCTTTTTCATAACTGCATTCTTCCATAAACCACCATCAGCTTCTACCAGTTTAAATGCCGGTCCACGATCTGCATCCTTAATGCGGAAAACATAAGAACTCTCCGGCTGTTCGATTTCTGCAAATGTACGGTATGGTCTCAGCTTGACCGGATTTGGTACGATCACATCAGCCAGCTCCACGCCTGTCTTGATTGTTGTCTTCTGCGATACGCCATCGTCCGAATAATTAGCAGTTGTTCCGGATTTAATATTACCGGCAACCTGCATAATCGTAACGAGATCATCTGTCTCTACAAAGTTTGCCTGCAGCTCGATCAGAAAACGTTCCTGATCATAATAGCTGTCAAACGAGAACTCATTTACAATCGCCCTGGCATCGATCAGAGTCTCTCTGTTTCTTTCATCAATCAGCCCGGAATATAACAGAACCTTTGTCGGACTTACCACATGGATAATAGAAGATTCCCTTAACTCTTCCGGTTTTCCTTTGATATAATCCACCAGTGCTGTCAGCGTATTCACCTCAATATCTGACGCCATTGGGAATCTGTGATATCTAGTAAGACCATTGTCAGTGCAATAGGTTCTTCCTTCAATCTCTACCAGCTTTGGTTCCATGCTCTTTTCTTTCAAACCTGTAATATACTGTAATGCTTCTTTTAATCCTTCCATCATCTTACTTTTCCTCCTTACGCTTCTCTTCTTCTAAGATCTACAACTTTACTTCCAGCAGTGCCTACAATTTCACCTGTATCTGTATCCACTGCCTTGCCTTCAACTTCCACTACGTTCTCAGGAACAACTCCCGGCACATCATTTACCGACATCTGCCCCGGGATCTGGTTACCCATTTCAATTGCTTCTACCTCGCCGGTCTGCAGGTTCTTGCCCATACTGAAAGCAGTAACAGCTCCGAGTGCCGGTGCAAGTGTTGTCTTCGTCTGTACACCGGTAGCAACAAAATTACGCTCTGCATTCGGTTTAAATGCAATCGTGACCGTAATCTTTCTTGTAGCACCGGCATCCGTGTTAGGGTTCTGGATGTTCTCTGTCACCTCTTCAATGGCTCTGTTCACCTGTGCAGAAAATGCTCCATTTGCAAACTTTTCTAAATCTACATGTTTCATCGCTTATGTACCTCCTGTGTTATTTATTGAAAAACTCCGCTTCAATATCGGATACTTCTCTCTGATCTGATTCTTTCTCAGGATCCGGTGCTTTCGTTTCTGGCTGCACCTCTTTAATCTCCTGTTCTGCCACAACATTATCGTTATCGATTTCGTCTGCAGCATTTTCTACATAGTCTGCGGACCCATCTTCCTGAATAACTGCCATGTCTTTATCAATTGCCTTCTGCAGATCAATACTCATGGTTCCCCATTTACTGATCAACTGACGAAGCATTGTTTTGTGCGCCATACCATCAAAATCTTTGAACCAGAATGAAGAATATTTCCATAAATCTTTTTCTGGAATTTTCCCCTGTTCTAACAGTTCCAACGATTTTGCTCCACCATTCTTATAGAAAGCAAACGAATATTTTTCTGCATGTGCCAACATTTTCTGTTTCGACCAATAAATGCTATGTCTATATCCATTCACTTCCTCGAACATTGCATAATATCCGATTGTCGGAGTGTTTTCTCTTTCATAGTCATCTTCGATCAGATTTACTTCCAGTTCTTCTTCCAGCGGATTATAAGAAATCAATTCTCCTTCTTTTATAGAAATAACATTGATCTTTTTGTATACCCCACTTCTCTTAGCCAACTGAATATATCCCTTATATCCGAGCTGAAACTGTGCTTCTTTGCATCCCTTTTTCTTATTGTCAAAAGGCACCATATAAAACTGTCCAAGCTGTGGCGACGGCGAAAGATTCAAGGCCTCTCCCAATAATGCTGCCGATAAAATACTTGGATTCGTACACTCCTGCAACGCCGGAGTTGTCTGGACTGCAGATACAATACTGGAAATGAATCTTGTTCCATTCTTCCCACCTACAATACTATTAATCTGCTTCTTAACAGCATCCTGCGTAAGATATGCTGCCAGTCCTGTTTTTGTCTGTCTGTTCGCCAAACTGTTATTTACTGCCATGCTTTATTCCACCTTCCAAATTTTAAATTATTCTGTTTCATGTAATCACGTAATGCCAGGATCTGTTCTTTCGTTCCCCATACACGGAAATCTATTCTCATGACCGGTTCTGAAACAACTCTTGTATAGTCATTCTCCTCAGCTTTTTTAGGCGCATCATGAGTATCCGCAGCATCTTCCGGATTCTCTGACTCTTTTCCTGCAGCAGCTTCCTCTGCTTTTCCTCTCTCTTCCTCAGCTTTCTGTCTGGCAAGCGCTTCTTCCTTTCTCTTCTGAATGTCAGCCAGCTCCTGTCCTTTCTTGATCGCTTGCGTAAGATCCAGTGTCTTCTTATAGACTTCCATTGCTTCGAAACTGAATTCCGGCAATCTGCTGATTGTCCCAACTTCCTCGCCGATTCTATACATCATTTCTTTCATCTGGTTTTCTACTTTCGACAGCGTTACTGATGCATTCAGCCACTTCTCATCCCAGATCATTTCAAGTGTCACAAACTTCTGAAAGCCGATAGATTCAAATAGTTCCTGGACCGCTTTCCGCTTTTCTTCTTTCCTAATCTGCTCAACTTCTTTGATCTGAACATCAATTGCACTGATCTGTTCATCAACCAGCGCAAGAACTTCTTTTACTTCTTTTTCAAATCTATTGCATGGCTCCATGCACAGCTTTTTAACACGTTTCCGCTCATCGTCAATTGCCCCGCGAAGCTTATTTAAATTCGCTCTGTCTTTCTTTCCCTCAGAAATAGTCTCTTCTGTAAAGACCAATCCGTTGTACTCTTTCATCTTCTCGGCAATTGCTACCTTCAGTTCCTCATTGTTCCACTTGATTTCTGGTACAAATCCACTTTCCTGTGGACTGAAGATTTTTAACTCCAACATAAAATACCTCCTATATTTCCGGGAGAATCAGTGGAGGCTTTCTCCCACTCTCCACATATCTCCAAAATTTTTCTTCTTCCTGCTGCAGCATTGTAAGATCAGCTTCCACATCTCTTCTTTCGATAAAGTAATGTTTGACTGTTGTACGCTTTTCGTTGCCCCAGCCGGTATTCAAATGCGCTCTCAGAACTACGAACTGCCAACCGGTTACCAAAAGATAATGCAGTACCTGTATGTAATAATTATCCGGAATCCGATCCTTCCATTTTTCGTACTGCATGGACTGCAGGATATTTGTAGTTTTAATCTCTAAGATTCCCTTGCGACCTTCCTGATCGGTCAGCTCGCCATCAAGAGACGCCTGCATGAACGAATGGTCCTTACTCTGCAGAATCCGGAATTCATGATGTTCTACCTGATATTCCGGATAATCCAGTTTAAATAATTCCCGGATGTATTCTTCTGCTTTCTTTCCATAAATCACACACGGCTTGTCCGAAATGTCTTTCGGTATTACCCTGCCAATCTTTTCTTCAAACAGATCAATATTACTTTTGTATGGATTCATCCCGACTACAGCACTTGCATCGCTGCCACCGATCCCGTTCATTCTGCCTTTTAACCACTGTTGTTCATTTTTGAAATCATAAGCCTTAAAAATATCATTCATATCTGATACCCTGTTTCCGCACAAAGCTGCAATGCTCTATTCCGGTGTTCGCTCTGGTTCTTTAACTGCAGTTTCTTTTTACTTTTCTTTTCCTCCTGGCAGTCACATGGTTCTCCAGGATCTAAATTTGCGCCGCATAACGGGCATTCGTTGTAATACATTCTCTATTCCTCCGCCCAAAGGCTGCCGCTGCACCAAAAGTAATCCGCAGAAAAGCTATATTCTTCCAAAACTACTTTGCTTGGATCCATGTTGCAAATATGATCACCATCTCCTACCGGCAGACAGTTCACACAATTCTCGCAACATCGGTTATCCGGTTTCGCCTTCTTCTTTCTTCTACTCATTTACTATGTTCTCCTTCTGCAATACAGGAAAATCTTTCAGCATCTTTTCCATCCACTGCTCTGCATCCCGATCACCCAAACCGATAACATGCATATCAAATCCAACCAGCAGGCCTAAGATCACATCTCCTACAATAGGATTCCCATGTTTGTTCGTGTCATAGAAATAACATCCCATCGGATTCATCGGAAGATTCTTCACAAGACCTTCTTCATCTACGATCATGACTACTTTGGTTTTGAAATAATCCAGCAGTTTCTGGGTTCTCACTAACTCTACATATCCGCCAACTTCTTCTCTCAGGCTTTTATGATCAAAATCCAGATCGATAATTGATATCTTATTATCCGTTGTAATTTTCAGCGTCTTCATCTTTTCTCCTCCGCCTGTTTAATGGCTTCCTTTGTAATACTTATCAGAACTTCCTTTGCCAGTTCTTCTGGCATATGTCCGCGAAGTGATCTATACATTGCCACTGTAACTCCTTTATATTCCTTTATCAGTTCTGCTCCTGATCCAAGTAGTTCTACCTGGCATCCCGTTATTCCGCTGCAAACGGACTGTGATGTTGCTTTAATCATTTGACTAATTTCCTTTCTTCTCATATAATATAGTTGACTAATTTCTTGAGCGCCCGAAGCTTGCCGGCTTATACGGGTGCTCTTTTTTGATTTCTCCTTGCAATGTCCTCACCTCCTTCACTTTGCAAACAACCAGATAAATAACACTGCATCGAATACAAGTCCGATTGCTCCGCCAATCAGCAGCTCAAACACCACTTCCCGGACGATTCTCTGCCATTTTGTTCTTGGTCCTCTTCTTTTCATGCTTGTCCTCCCTTCTACCGCCTAAGCGGTTTTCTCTCGTTCGTATCCCAGAAATCCAACAGCTACACGATTCAGCTCATTCACGATCTTTACTCGTTCTTCTGCAGATAATGTAGCCATGTCTCTCTCTACTCCATCGATGATCACGATGTTTATATGTTTCAAACTGCATCACCTCTTTATAGGTTATGTATCACTGTTTGTACTTGTTGCGGTTCTCTTTTGTCTTTTTTGTTAAATCAATAAATTCTTGTAATTGGTCTCGGTTTAATGTAACAAGTTCTTTCATAAGTTTTAATAAATATGGCTTTGCTTTCAATTCATTCATTATTTCACTTCTTGCTTTAAATATCTCCGACTCTCTTTGCGCTTCCTGATGAAAGTCAAACCATCGCCAATATGCCGCCGTTTGTCCATCAATGATATTTAATTCATGACTAAACAAATATTCAATCTTTGTATCAAACAATCTAGCTAAACCAAGTGCTTCATCGTAAAGAATCTCTTCTCTCCCAGTTAATTTACTCCACACTTTCGAATCATCTTCTTTACGATATCTTCCCAACCCTATATGTTCAGCAATCGTACAGATAGAATAAGTTGACTCCTTTACCTCTGCCATAAGATTTGGATACTTGTAAGTGCTAAGCATTTCATTCGTTAACTCTGATAATCTCATTGACTATTCTCCTATGCTAAAAATTTGTTGATAAAATACTGCTGACCTTTGCCTGTCACTTTGGTTGTCTTATTGATTCTGACTGAACCATCCGGATTATTTACTGTACTTTCTTTAACCTCGAACAATCCGAGTTCCATTGCTTTCTGAGTCGGCATATTCCAATCAGCGCCTTTTCTTTTAATCAGATAGCTATTTTCTCTAAGCCACTCAAAAAGCCTTTTCTGACCGATCTCAACACCATTTTGCTTCAAAAGCTTAGCAAGGTCTCCGATCAAAATGGATGTATGACTCGTAGATACCGCATCTGCAAATATTTCCTTAGGTTTCATTCGCTCAATTTCATTGCTCTGCTGTTCAATAGTTTTCTGTGCCTCCAGTACCGCCATTGCCAATAGCTCTTTCCCTTCTGGCTTTGACATCTGATAAGAACCTGTCTTTCTAATTGCTGGAAGCACTTCACTTGTTACCCAGTGTTTAAATCTCTTAGCTGAGTCCAACTTGCTTCCAAAAATTAATGCATATAAGCCCGACTCGTTGATGACTGTTTGATTTGGATTCCCTCTTTTTCCGTCGGAAATCACGACGGTATTTTTATCCTCATCTGCAACATGCGTTGCAAGTGCATCTCTTGTATTGGAATATCCCAATGCCTCGGCAATATCTTTACCTAAAAAATAGATTTCATTATTAAGTTGTACTGTTCGGATATCACCGAACTCTTCTGAATTAAAAATTTTTACTTCGTTCATTTAATCTCCTTTTTAAAGTTCATTATTTTGAACTTCTAGTGTAAAAAAATATGTTGGAATATCACTTTCATTTAATTTAAGCAATTTTATTGCTCGACATATATCTGCCTGTTTCCACGGACGTCTTCCTTGCATTTTTAGTGAAAGTGTGCGCTCTGACCAGCCCATTTCATCAGCAAATCTATATCTTGTACCGAATATTTCTACTATTCTTCCACTTAACTTACTATAATTAAATGCCATATCTATCCTCCTTTCAAAGTTCAATTTTTTGAACTACATATATGTTATCATTTACACCATATGTTGTCAATACACAAATTCAATCTTTTTAACTTTTCGGGTTTTTAATATTGAACTTATGTATAATATATGTTATATTGTAATTGGAAAGGCGGTATATAATATGGAAAAAGAAACTACTTCTAACCGTTTAAGAAAAATAATGTCTGAAAGGAACTTACGACAAGTTGACATATTAAATTTGGCTGTTCCTTATTGTGAAAAATATAATGTAAAATTAAACAAATCAGACCTTAGTCAATATTGTTCTGGGAAAACGGAACCCAATCAAGATAAGCTTTTTATTTTAGGAGAGGCCTTAAATGTTAATGAAGCATGGCTAATGGGATATGATGTCCCTATGGCTCGGATAGCTTTTAAGGACATTCCACAAAATTTTCACTCTTCTTTCGATAATATAGAAGAATTTAAAGCTGCTTACGACAAAAGTAAATTGCGTGGTGATAAACTATTAAATGCCATAATCGAAAACATTGAGCACCTTAATAACGATAATAGGAAGCGTTTATTTGAATACTCACAAAATCTTCTTACTAATCAACAGATGGAAGAAGAACTCATGCCAAACGCAGCACATGAAAGCAGAAAACCATACACTGCGGAAGAACGGCAAGCTGATGAGGATATGCTCGACTAAGTCCATTTTATTGGACAACTAAGCATTTATAATATCACTGGAGGTGTTGACCATGAAATACAATGCTTTACTAAATGAAGCCAATGCCGAAGGTATCTCTATCAAAGAACGTCCTTTTAAAACCTATGATGGACGGATAAAAGGCAAAGACATTTATTTACGAAAAGATATGAATACAGCCGAGAAATCCTGTGTACTTGCTGAAGAACTCGGACACTATTACACCACTGTCGGAGATATTCTCGACATGAATGTTTCTGAGAACCGTAAGCAAGAACGTCAGGCAAGGCTCTGGGGTTATAACCGTGTCATCGGACTGTTCGGTCTGATCAGAGCCTATGAACATGGTTGTAAAGACAAATATGAAATTGCAGAATATCTGGATGTTACAGAAGAATATCTGGAAGACTGCATTGACTGTTACCGTGATAAATACGGGGAACATAAAATCGTAGACAATTACACAATTTATTTTATCCCTAACTTGATGATATTTAAGAAAATATAGAATTGAGGTGTTTTTGTGGGACTTTTTTCAAAATTATTTGCAGGAACTGTATTTACCTTTAAACCTGATTTTTCAAAAACAGAATACGAAAATTGGCTTGAATATCTTCACGTTGGTGGTACTGATTCCGAATGGAAAGAATTAAAAAAGCGCAATCATTGGAAATTCAAACCGGATCCAATTGAAAAATTTTCAAAATATGATTCTGAGCTTAGACCTGTTTTTTCCAAATACGGTGAATTAATTAAAATAATAAAGGAACAGTGGTCTGCTTTATACAATTCCAATAATTATACTGGTCAATTAGCGCAAACCGTAGAACGTAATTGTATTAAAGCAATTTCTTATTATAAAGAAATTCAATCAATTAACATAAAATACAATCAAGATCTTATGACCGGCTCTCCTGCCTTCACAAAACTGGCTTTGCTCTATGAAAGGCAAGGAAATTTTGACAAATCTATTTTCGTCTGTAAAGCAGCCTGCAAACTAGGCATAGATGAAAAATCACGCTTAAAAAGAATGATAAAGAAAGCCGGCCGTACTCCTACTGCCGAAGAATTAAAACTTATAGATAACTAATTTGATTCATCCAGTATCTCTAACCATAAATACACTGCCCTCTTGATACGAAAGTATTTGTATGGCGGAGATATCTGATTGAATAAATATCTTACTTAAGAAAAGAGGTGAAAATATGGGACGAAATTTAACAAAAGAAGAACTTGAAAAGCATAAGCAAGACTCTCTAAAGAAAATGTCCGATTATATTGATTCTTTGATTAATGACCCTAATCCTAAAGTAGGTGGAAAAGCCGACAAACTCAGTTATTGGCTTGAGGATTGGGTGACTTTTCTTAATTTTGAAAATGAATTTTCTCCTTCCAGTTTGCGTACATACAAACGCGGGGAAATTATAAAGGCTCATTTAGGATATAATGTTGGAAGCGAGGAAGGCGGACTACACTACTGCGTAGTAATCGAAAAGAACAACTCTAAAAACTCACCTGTTTTAACCGTTGTTCCGCTTACATCTCTGAAGCAAAAGAATGATATCAATCATCTTCATAAGGGATGTATCTATTTAGGAAATGAACTTTTTACAAGTTTAATGTCCAAAATTTCTTATACGGAAAAATCAGTAGTTGCCAAAGTCACAGAATTAACATCTGCCGTAGCTGCTCTTTCAAATGTATATACAGAAAACGCTCAAAAAGAACGCGACAGAATATCACACGAATTAAAAGTATGCTCCAAAAATATTACTATGCTCGATCGTATGAAAAAAGAAATTGTTAAAATGAAAATTGGAAGTATTGCTCTTGTTGGACAGATACGCACTATAAGTAAGATACGTATTTACGACCCGAAAACCAATTTTGACATTCTGAGTAAAGTAAAATTATCAAACGAAAAATTAGATTTAATAGACAAAGAAATTATAGCTAATTTTACCGGCAACAGGCAAAGCTAGATTAGTTATATGATGCATTTTCTATTGACAATTGCATATACTGAGGTATATAATGAATATCTAAAACAAAGCCGTTAACCGGCAGTATAAAAGACAAAGCTCCCAGACAACTGGCGAGCAGTATTCATGAAAGACCTCGTAGCAATACGGGGTCTTTTACGTTATATAATAATTTCATAAATAAAAACCGTCCCTGCTACCAACAGGAACGGCTTAATGAATACTATACAGTGCCAAGGCACGATATAACATTCCGTGAACAAGAGTATTATATCACATTTCCCTGGCACCTGCATAGGTGTTATTTTTGTACCCATTTTTGTGCGACATCGCACATATAATTACAGGAAGGTGATACAATGAGCGTAAAATATGCATACGGCTACATCCGGGTATCCACTCATGATCAGGAAGAGATCTCCCCGGACTCCCAGGAGCACCTCCTCCGGGACTATGCATCCAAGAACAATATCGTAATCCTGAAGATCTTCACGGACTTAGGTATCTCCGGAAGGAAAGCCAATAAGCGTCCCGGCTTCCAGGAAATGATCGGACTGGCCAAAGGTGATGATCATCCAGTTGATCAGATCCTGGTATGGAAGTTTTCTAGGTTCGCCAGGAATCAGGAAGAATCTATCGTTTATAAATCTCTATTAAAAAAGCAGCACAATGTAGATGTCGTGAGTGTATCTGAACCACTCTCCGATGATCCTTTCGGTTCACTGATCGAGCGTATCATCGAGTGGATGGACGAATACTACTCTATCCGGTTATCCGGCGAAGTTCTCCGCGGCATGAAAGAAAATGCAGCTCGTGGAGCTTTTCAGGGAGCTGCACCATTTGGTTATAAGACGATTGATAAGACACTTGTTATTGATCCAGAAAAAGCAGATATTGTCCGGCACGTATTTAACATGTATGTAAATGAAAAATTAAGTGTATTTGACATTGCCCGGTATCTGAACAACTTGGGATTCCGGACAATTCGTGGAAATCTCTTCGAACGGCGCACGGTCGAATACATGCTGAAGAATCCTACCTATTGCGGAATGATCCATTGGAATAAGACGGAAAACGCAACACACAGTATTAAAAATAAGGATGAATGGATTGTAAGTCAGGGGCAGCACCCCGCTATCATTTCACAGGAATTATTTGATGCCACACAGGAACGGCTGAAAGCAACCCGCCGACCATCCCGACGGCGAGAACGTCCATCCTCTACATATAAGCACTGGCTTTCCGGACTTATGAAATGCCCTGCTTGTGGAAAGACATTATCTGCCTGCACTCAAAAAAGAGTCAATGGCGAAAAGTACGCCTACTTCTCTTGCTACGGATATGCTCACGGACAATGTGATAAAGCTCACGGTGTGAGTTCATTGGTGCTGGAACCGGAAGTTTTAGCCAGTATCAAAGAGGTCCTGGATACCGGAAATATTTCCTATGAATTACACGATTATCAGCCCACAGAAGTCGTTGACGAACGAAGTATTATAAGAGACCGCTTAAACAGTTTAGCAAGCAAAGAGGAACGAATAAAGGCTTCCTACAGGGAAGGAATCGACACTCTAGAGGAATATAAAAGCAATAAAGCAATTCTTCAAAAAGAACGGGATAATTTGGAAGAACAATTAAAAGAACTGGAAGGACAAAATCCAGAACCAGATCAAGATCCGACCGGCGATATGTTATTGAAAGTCCGAAGCGTCTATGATATTCTTATTTCAGATAGTTATACATACATTCAGAAGAACGAAGCTCTGAAACAGATCGTTGATAAGATTATTTATGATAAAGAGTCAGATTCTTTGAAAATTTATTTTTTTCTATGTCGTTAAGAATGCCCGCAAACCCTTGATTTTACTGGGTTTGCGGGCACTTTATACGTTATTGAAGTTCGGTGGACCGGAT